AATTCCCATGCAATAAATTCACGCTTTGTTTCATCATCAAAGTCGCTGAACTTCATAAAGTGATTCTCTTGACAGCAATGCCACTTTTCTCCTTGTGGCTCCATGCAATAACAGCAATAAGTCTCACTAGACTTCATGTGTTCGTTGATCAATTGTTGTTGGTACTCTTTCATTCTCATGATGTGCCTCTTAAAAAAACCAAACAAAAAACCCGTGGAGGATTCCAATCGGGAAGAACAATGCGCCAGCAATCAGGAAACCCCACATTGCATGTGCAAAACAATAAAAAATGTGTGTCAGCCAAGCTATAAAACAAGCTATTCCAAGTGCATTTCCCATTTCAATCCTCTCTGAGTAAACTCTCAAAATACTTTAATGCTTGTATTCTCACAAGGTCAGTAATGTTCTGACCATCAGGGGTCACAACCGCATCAAGACCAAAGCTGCCATCAGCGTCCCTGCTGTACTGGATAAGCACATGGATGCCCTCATACATGACCTCACGGGTGTACTGTTGTTTGCTGATGTTGAATGTCGTTTTATCGTTCATTTTTGTCTTCTTTAAAAGGGTCGCCCCAACTGGACATCACGCCGGTTTTTAAATTCATCAGTTGATCACCAACTTGTTCAACCTGAACTCCATTGCTACCCGTCCATGTGTTCCCCATTTTTGTAAACAAGGTTCCATCATCAGACGTTTTGTAATTTTTGGTTTCAAAATAAGTGCTGCCGGAAAAAATGTTGGTTTTAAACATTTAGAAGCTCCATGCAAAGTGGGTGGCCCAATGCTTGAACGGGTAATGCTTGATCACTGAATCATGATGGACAGATACCGTGATGTCATCCCACCAATCACTGCTTTCCTCATTACGCATGAATTCCCGTATTTCATCCATGAGGGGTGAAATTGCATCTTCAACATTGTCTGCCTGGAAGCCTCCCAAATTAATTGGTGCAAGTGCTGGCAGTGGGAAGTAAGTCGCTGTCGCTGTGTAAGTCATTGCTCTCTCCTGTGTGTTACGCCAAAAATGACAATTGAAGTGTCTGATTAACTTGGGTTGTTGTCAACCTGTTGTATAACATACACACATGGATTACTCAGGTTTAGCGGAGGTGTGTATACTAAACCCATCGACAACTCAAAGGAAACAAAATGACGGTAGCTGAATTGGAACAAAAGGCCAGCCTGTATAAGGTTGCCAAGGTGTTGGGGCTTACTGCTCCAGCGGTTTATAAATGGCGTGAGACAGGCAAAGTACCTGATTTGCGGGTGTACCAACTCAAGGAAAAAATGCCTGAGTGGTTCAGTGATTTGACACCGGCCTGAAGTTTGATATGATCAGCCCCGTTGTCGTGGAAAACAACAGAAATGAAGGCCGTTTATATCTGCTCTCGCCCTTGGTTCAAATCAATGGGTTTCCACCGAGGGCAGTTGTAAACGGCCTTTTTTTATTTCTACGGCAGCCCTCAGGGCGGGATAGCAAATGGGCTGAATGGCCTGAACCCAAGAAACACCGCACACAGTACACCCCTGTGCAAAATGCGACCGGCGTTGGTTTGGCGACCGGTAATGCCACAAGTACACGGTGGAAACAAGGCTTGTGGATAAAGTGAACAAACTCGTCATACGCACTTGGGATTCATTGATCATTCAATCAGTCTGGAGCGGGTCGGATACCTCTGTATCCACCCTTGGGAGAACTATTGTCAAGAGCAAAGTAAAGGAGAAAGAGAATGTTTGAAAGTGGATTCGATAAGTTCTGGAAGGCATATCCAACATCACCCCGTAAAGGTGCTAAGTTGATGTGCAGAGAAAAGTGGGTCAACAGGCTTTATGAAAGCAATGCTGACCAGATCATCAAGCACGTTGAGTGGATGAAGACCACTGAAGGGTGGCAAAAACAAAACGGGTCATTCATACCGGCTCCGCTTGTTTACCTCAACCAGCAGCGATGGGATGGGGCTGAGATACCTGAAGTCAAGGAAATAGAAAACCCTTTGGTCAAGCTTGATGAGGACAGAAAAAAAGCCGTACCCATGCCTGACGATATCAAGGCAAGATTAGATGCATTGAGGGGGCGTGTATGACTGAACTTGACCAACATTTGGACAACATATTGAAAGCATCTGGCTCTGGATTGAAGAATTATTCAATGCAGAAATCAATTGATGAAATGCGTAATGCTTTGAAGGCGGCATTAGCTGCTGAACGTGAAGCCTGTGCAAAGGTTGCATTTAGTTGGAATCATGAAATAACCGACAAAGTGGCGGAAGAAATCAGAGCCAGAGGAGAACAAGCATGACAAATTTATCAACCAAAGGAAAAGTAAAAATGGAAACATCAATCAACACAATCACAGTTAACGGTGTGGACTACGTTCGCGCAGATCAAATCCAACAACCCGTTGTGGGCAACCGCGCAGTTATCGTAGTTGACCGTGGTTGGATTTTTGCCGGAGACGTTGTACGAGAAGATGGGCGTATTAAATTGTCCCGCGCAATTCATGTGTTTCGATGGGAATCAATTGGATTTGACGGAATGATTGCAAATCCAAAATCTAACAAAGTCACATTAAAACCCCTGTCCAATGGAGTTGATATTCCACAAGGCGCAGAAGTATTTTGTGTTCCTGTTTTAGCTGAATGGGGGTTGTAATGTTCAAACCAATTGGCGACGGCTACGGCGACGGCAACGGCTACGGCTACGGCTACGGCTACGGCAACGGCTACGGCTACGGCGACGGCTACGGCAACGGCTACGGCTACGGCTACGGCTACGGCGACGGCTACGGCGACGGCTACGGCGACGGCTACGGCTACGGCGACGGCTACGGCGACGGCTACGGCGACGGCAACGGCTACGGCTACGGCACAATTGACAGCACGTTGGGGCGTCTTAATAAGGAACAAGCATGACACAAGAAGCATTGAAGCTGGCGCTTGAGGCGTTGTACCCAATTGCACACAACACAACTGATGACCCAAGAGCATTTGAAACACCTGACCAATGCTATGTTGCTTACATGGAAATAATTTGCGGGGTGAGGTCATGAATGTGAGACTACTTAAAGAACTGATGAAGCAGTCAGAAACGGAATGTGGATTTAGCACGGACAAGTTTGCTGAGTTAATTATTTTGGCATGTGCAGACTTTATTGATTCCAAATTTGATATTTCTCCAGATAGTGGCGAAGTTGTTTCTTATGCAGACGGCGGTCAGTTAAAAGAACATTTTGGGATTGAATCATGAATGAAGCAGAGCAAATAATGAATGAAGCAGAGCAAATCATGAAGCGGTGTCAGGCTGGCACACGCGACTACTTTGCGGCAAAGGCTATGCAAGGCTTTTGTGCAAGTCCGACAGGTATGGAATGGGCTAACCACAAGATTGCAGCAGAGGCTTACGCCATAGCAGACGCAATGCTTGCCGCAAGGGAGAAAGCATGAAAACATATAAATGTCGTTGTGGTCATCTTGCTTATAAATTACCCAAACGTGGGTGGCTATGTCATTGCAATAACCCAGCCAGAGGAAAACAAGCATGACACCGCTGATTAAAGAAATGGTCAAAATGGTGTCTGTTGCTAACCTTGACCCAACGCAAATGCAGTGGTTTGATGTGACGGGCGTAAGCAAGACGCACCCTGATGCTGAGCCAAAAAAATACCTGCTCCATCCAGCCCCGTACAAGAACATGATGCTCTGCGGCAGAACAGCGAAAGGCGACTATATGCTGTCAGTTTTAGCAGAACCAACAGCAACCATTGTGACGGGCTGGATTATGAAGCCGACAGGGTATAAAAGTATGGGGTCATTTTTGTTTGCTGAAGACAATGGTGAGCCAAAAGTGGGCGAGGTTGACAAACCGATTGACCCCAAAGACCAGCGAATGATGGTCGGAATTGTGGCCATGTTTTACGCATCACTGGACATGACTGTGCAAGCGTATGTGCCAACAGCAAAAGACACATTCACAAACCGCCGCAAGATTAAAGAGGGAAAACTGCCAACATACGACTGGCACACGATTGAGATTGAACCGCCAAAGCAAAAGAACGAATATCAAGGCGGCACACATGCCACACCTCGCAGACACCAAGTCAGAGGATATTGGCGCACATACAAGTCAGGAAAGCGTGGTTGGGTTAAAGAGTGCTGGAAAGGTGACGCAACCAAAGGAACTGTATTTAAAGACTATGTTGTAGGAGAGCAAGCATGACACAAGAAGCATTGAAGCTGGCGATTCAATTGAGAGATACAGCCAGCGGGTATTGGACTGAAAACGAAATACCAATCATTGAAAAATTAATTGAGTTATTGGCACAAGAGCAAGAGCCGTTCGGTTATTTCAAAGCCGAGCCGTTTGGGTGGACTGATTGCGCTGAAACAGACGAAGGCGCAGTAGCTTTGTACACCACCCCACCACAACGCAAGCCGCTGACGGATGACGAATTGTTCAAAATATGTATGGCTGTGCCGAAAATTTTTGACTTTGCCCGAGCCATTGAAGCCGCCCACGGCATAAAGGAGAACACATGACACAAGAAGCATTGAAGCTGGCGCTTGAGGCGTTGGAAGTCGCAACAACTCCATTGGCAAAAGACAGACAAGAAGTTATACGAGCCATCACCGTCATCAAAGAAGCTTTGGCACAAGAAAAAGCACTTCAAGCATTGCACAACGAGAATGAACGGCTTGGTCTATACAAGGATGCTTATGCACAGCCAGAAGAAGAAAAACTGCATCCAGTCCATATTGGCGTTGATGTAACAAGAGAAGGCACAGCGGTAACAGCGTTTTACCGCAAACCTGATGCCGTCATGGAAATGTTTTACTCGCAGTTTCATCCAATGGCACAGCAAGAGCAAGAACCTGTGGCGTGGCGCACGTTTGACGGTGAAGGTGGTTATGACTAT